AATATGTAATTGTTCTTGACATCCTTGAGTGGATGGCTGGCGGGAGAGCTTTAACAGAGCCAACTCTACGGGCAAGACGTAGCTCATGCAAACTTAATTGAATCCCGCGTGGCGGGTGAAAGCGTGTGAGCAATGTCTAATACCCTATTAACACCTACAATGATTACAGACGAAGCCCTTATGATTTTGCACCAAAAGTGCAACTTCCTTGGCAATATCCATCGCGGCTATGATGATCGTTATGCACGGTCTGGCGCTAAAATTGGTAATGCCTTGCAAATCAGGCTTCCTAACGAATTTACGTCCACAACGGGCGCATCACTGTCAACACAGGCAATTACAGAAAGCCAAGTAACGTTGACTCTTGATACGCAACGCCACGTTGATTTTGCATTTTCTTCTGAAGAATTAACTCTTGATATTGATGATTTTTCAGATCGGTATTTGAAACCAGCAATGTCAGTCCTTGCGGCTCACATTGAAGAAGACGTAATGAACAACGTATTGCCGACAATCCCACAAACAGTGGACGGTGAAGGCGCAGCTATGACAATAGCCAACGTTTTGGCTGCTGGCGTATCGCTTGATGATTTCTTGGCACCACGGGACGGAAACAGAACGGCTTGCCTTGTACCACAATCACAGGCTGACCTTGTTGCTGCTGCTTCTGGTCTTTTCCAAGACTCAACAGCAATCTCAGAGCAATACAGAGAAGGCATGATGGGGCGTGGCTTTGGGTTTGATTTTTATTCAAACGCAACATTGCCAGCCTTTACTTCTGGTACTGCCGCAAGTGCCGGTACTGCTTATCTTATCAATGATGCAAACACGCTTGCTGGAACATCAATTACAGTTGATGCCGGTAGCGTAAGTTTCGCTGTTGGTGATGTTATTACAATCCAAGGCATAAACGCAGTAAACCAAGAAACTAAGAGTGATCTTGGCTTCTTGAAAGAATTTGCTGTAACTTCTGCTGTGGCAACTGGCGCTACAACAATTAATATTACACCAAGCATTGTAGCTACTGGAGCCAAGCAAAACATTGCAACGGCTACAGCAAATAACGCCACAATTAACAAATCAATTGGTACGACAAACTCAGCCCTTAGACCGTCAATCTTCTTCCACGAGCAAGCATTTGCTTTCGGGACGGCTGATCTAGTAATGCCAGACGGCGTTGATTTCTCTGCCAGACGAGTAATGGACGGAGTTTCAATGAGAGTTATCCGAGACTACACCATCAATGACGATCAGTTCCCCTGTCGTATTGATGTTATCTATGGATCGCAAACGCTTCGCAACTCGCAAGCTGTTCGTGTATTCAATAACTAACTAAGCGCAGTTAGAGTTTATGCAGATTGGTGTGGGGTGGGTTTTATAGCTCGCCCCACATCTATATAAGGATAAGCGAATGGCAATTGATACTTATGCAAATCTACAAACTGCCATCCTTTACCGCTTAGGCAACAGGTCTAACGCAACGCTAACATCTAAAGTTCCTGAATTTATTGCTTCCTGGGAAGCCGCCATGAACCGCCGCTTAAAAACGGCAGACATGGAAGCAACAGCAACGCTAACAACAACCATTAATGTTTCCCGTGTTTCTTTGCCAACTGGCTTTACGCAAATGCGCCGCTTGCGTCTTCGCGAAGGCGACAATGCGCCATTCCGATTTATAGACATATGGCCTGTGCCGCTTGCTGGCGATAAAGTAGAATACTCTTCTGGACCTCCAGTTGGAGTTTCAATTCAAGGTTCTAATTTAATTGTTAAACCTGCACCGGACGCAGCTTACACGTTAATCATGGATTATTATGCGCGGTTTACGCAGCTATCAGATGCAAACCCAACTAATTGGATACTGACCAACAATCCTGATGCGTATGAGTTGGGCGCAACAGCCTATGGGTATCTGTCAACAGGTGGTCTTGATCGTTACCGCGATTGGCGAGCGTTAGCTTTTGCGGTTGTTGATGAGATGAATGACTACGATCACAAATTACGCTTTACCAATACTAAGGCGCGAACAGATGTTGCCGCGTTAATTAGTCGGCAAGGTATGTACGACATACGCACGGATTCACCATAATGCTTATTGTTCCGGCTGAAGCGCCGGATTGGTTGGCTGATTTTGCACAACAAATAGAAACAGAAATTGAAATTAATACGCGAGAAATAACAATACCCGTCTACACCGTTTCTACCGTACCAAGCGCAACGTTATCATACTCAGGCAATACAACATTAGGGTATTCAAAATGGATATTTGTGACAGATGAAACAGGTGGTGCAGTGCCAGCATTTACTGATGGCGCGGCGTGGCGACGATGTACTGACAGAGCTATTGTGAGTTAAGGAAAAGTAATGACACAGCCGGAAAATTTGAGGTATCACGCAGCGGGGCATTTATCTGCCGCTAATGACGTTATGCAAACAATTAAAACATTTGTAGAAGCTGATACAGTAGATAATCCTCCTCAAGTAAAAGAAATGCTAGACAATATAATATCAGACATAACGACGCTAGAAGGGTGGTTTGTCGATCCATTTAACACCAAATTAGAGGACGCAAGACATGGCTGATACTGCTTCTTCGATTTTGTTGTTACGCCTTCAAGGAACGGGTGACAACATTAACCTTTGGGGAGGTTATTTAAACGTAGCCTTGCAAACTCTAGAGCGAGGCCAGCGTGGTTATGAGTCGGTCACAGTAAATGGCGACTCAACTATTTCTTGGTCAAATTATGCTGCATCTAACTCGTTTGCCGTTGGTTTAACTAAACTTGTAGCTGGCACGGTTAGCGCGTCTTTCACAACAACATTGCCAAGCTATGCAATGAGAACAGCCGTGTGGAATAACAGTGGTCACAATGCCGGTATTAAAACAAGCGGCGGAACACCAATTACAATTCCAACCGGATACTACGCAAATGTATTTAATGACGGCAGCAACATTATATCGCCCCCATTATTTGTAAACGGCGTAGCTTATGGCACTGAAGGCACCGCTGATAACAACTTAGCAACACGGGCGGGTGTTTCTGCGTTAATCGCAGCAGCAAGCATTCCTGGCGCTGATGGCACTGTTAAGATGGATGCAGGAGCAGCCAGTAAGTACCTCAATGCCGCCATCCTTGTTTCTGGTGATGTCACAAAAACAGACAATGGCGACACAATGACTATAGGTGTGTCTGTTCCGGCTCTCGATGAAGGCCAAGTAATTTTTCTCTCACAGGTGTTTGGATAAATTATGACTACAATTGTAAAAACAGTTTTAAGCGGATCGACAAATGGTAGGGGCATAAAGGTTGTCGCTACATCAAGTGCTGGAACCACAATTCACACAGCGCACAGTACGTCAGAAGATGAAATTTGGCTCTACGCGCAAAACACCGACAGCACAGATCGAAAATTGACTATCGAATACGGGGGAACAACAAGTCCTGATGATTTGATTGAATTTACAGTGAAAGCTGAAGATGGTTTGTATCTCGTAGTGCCGGGTTTAATTTTAACAGGTGGTCTTGTTGTTAGAGCATTTTGTGCCAGTGCGAATGTGGTAATTATTCAAGGGTTTGTGAATAGGATCACGCCATGAGCAATCGGTATACAGGAGCGGCTTCGGGAGCTTTACGGCCCCAAGCCACAACCCCAACGTATGCAACACCAGGGACTCAGCTTGGTAATAATTTTACAAATCCGGCAAACTTCTCGGTTATCACAGATGCAGCTACTACGTTCTATATGTATAATGCTAGTGATGGTGCTGATGCTTCTTCCGCAACGGCCTTCTTCACTGAGTGCGCCCGCCGTGGCTTGGAAGATCAGACGAATTGGAGTGAAGATACTTACAAGAACATTCTAAGCACCACAGGCCCACTTGTAATGTTTTGCTATATAAGCTGTACGGCTGGCGGTAGTGAGACCCACACTGTTGAAATAACAGCATCTGGAATAACCAAGACGTTCGCAATACCACTAACGTCAGGACAACGAGGCGTAATTACTGGCAGCACTTTTGATGATAGTACATTCTGGACAACCGCTGCGCGATGGGTAAAGCCGACTGGCCAAGTGCTCAGTTCGAATAAGGCGATTTTTGAAAATCAGCCAGCAAACGGGATAATTCCACCCTGGATGGGTGTGCAAATCGCTAATTTACAATGCCTTGCTGTTGAAGATGATAGCGCCTTCCTGGTTCGTGCGAAGCACAGCGTGGCTATCACAAATAGCACGGCGACTGCATACAGTGGAATTATGTATCACAAAGGATTGGCAACATGACCGAAATTGTAAAGGTAGATAAATTTCCATACAGCGGTCGCCCCAATCCAGGCCCAGACGAATGTGCGTCAGATGAAACGCCGCAAGTGTTGTCAGGTGTTCCCGCAAACGGCGATTTGGTTCGTATTACAGACGGCACTGATGTTCAGTATTTGCGTCATACTGTTATTCCAGCGTATAGCCCACCAGCAAAAACGCTTACTAAAACAGGATTTT